TCAGACGACGGACGTTTCATTGGAACTAATGTGCTTAACGAAGCGTTCCTTGAGCGATTCCCAGTAACCTTTGAACAGTCCTATCCCTCAGTAAAAACAGAGGAGAAGATCTTAAATCTACTATGTGAGGACAAAGATTTCTGTAAGAAACTTGTTGATTGGGGTGATATCATCCGTAAGACATTCTATGATGGTGGTGTAGAAGAAATCATCAGCACACGCCGTCTAGTCCATATTGTAAACGCTTACAAGATATGGAAAAACAAAGAGAAAGCGATACAAGTATGTGTTAATCGTTTTGATGATGAAACTAAACAGGCCTTCCTTGATCTATATGATAAGGTTGATGCTGATGTAAACTTTGGAGGAGAAAAATCTGATGAATCTATGGAAGAACTACAAGTCCCTTCTGTTTGAGACATTTCCTGATCTAAAGTTTGAGTCCGAGTGGGCTTCTTGGGAGGGTAAAGGTACTAACTTAACTGCTAAGACCTTTACCAATCCATACTTTATAAAATCTAGGGAAGTGGATATATGGAGTGATAAATCATGTATCTACAATACCATCATCTATCCTAAAACAGGTAGTAATCTGCCTTGCTTTGGTATGGATTTGATGGGATTTACAGAGAAGAGGGTCATTATTGTATTTGACTTTCAGCATCCTGTAGAAAAATATCTGTTCTCTGTGGAGGGGCTACCAAAAGCAGAAAAGGATTATCGATTCTTTGAAATGGGTAATCACTTCTCTGAAAATATATTTGTCAGATATACCACCTTTGATAAGGTAGATGAACATCTTGATATGTTTGCACAATACTTGACAAAGTATAAAGAAATGGTAGAATTAGAGAAACCATCAGGAACAGACACAAGCACATACAAAGATTTTGATGCTTACATGACCAAACTAGATCCAGTAGGAGGATATCTTGCAGGGAAGTTTGGAAAAGAAAAGGCAGAAAGTCTGGTAAACGATTTCCTATTTTGTTATGGTTAACGCATGGAGTCTAGCAGCATCGATTCTAGACGGCACATTTGAACAGGACTATCCTATTATGACAGATACTAGAGTAACGCCACTAGAAAGTGACGAATACGATCCTATTGAAAATAAAGCTTGGATTTACGAATCACCTGATGGTGGTAAAACTGTAACTCGAAGACTGCCATTCTCTAATCACAGAGAGGTAATTCAAGGAGATTACTTTGAGGAAATACCTTGGAGTAATGTAAAAAAAAATGATTTCTCTATTAAAGAAGAAAAAGATGCCGATCTCGATTGGATAGAAAAGAGTGGAGGATTTGAGTGGACACCAGGCTCTCCATGGCCACCAGAGGTTCCTGATGAGGTAGAACATTCTGATGCTTGGTATGATTACACTCGCAACGATCCCGATAGAGAGAATCCTTTTACTGATCCAGCAGATCGAGAAAGAGCAGACTTCGTGGTTGGCGGTGGTAATACTGCAAATCCCTATGCTGATGCCTTCGATCATTACATGGGTGATTATATGGCAGATGTTGATGACCAAAGAGCTCATCACTTCGGACACAATACAGTTCCTCCATATATAACCAAAACATTTAAGTATGAAGAAGATGCAATTCTTAAACAAGCAGAGGAATATATTGCCAAAACTTATGAATTGCACTATACTGGAGATGAGGGTAAGATGCAAACCTTAGATCTTATTGAAAGTATTGGAGATGCGGAAGCATTTTGCCGATCCAATGCAATCAAATATCTTTCAAGATTCGGCAAAAAAGATGGTAAAAATAGAAAAGATATTCTAAAAGCCATTCACTATTGTACACTCCTATATCATTTCTCTTTTAATGACGACAGCAACTAAACTACCGATGAAACTTTCAGATAGAACAATCAACCTACTAAAGAACTTTGCTTCTATAAATCAATCTATTCTTTTCAAACAGGGTAAGTCACTCAGAACAATTAGTGTGATGAAAAACATTCTTGCAGAGGCTAATGTAGATGAAGATTTCCCACAAGATTTTGGAGTATATGATTTAAGTCAGTTCTTAAATTCACTTGGATTATTCCATGAACCAGAACTAAACTTTACAGGACAGAGTTTCGTAAATATCAAAGAAGGAAAACAAAGATCAAAGTATTTCTTTGCTGATCCTAGTGTAATTGTTTCTCCACCAGAGAAATCTATTTCACTTCCAACAGTAGATGTTGAGTTTACACTCAAGAGTTCTCAATTAGATAGATTACTCAAGGCTGCATCAGTTTATCATCTAACAGATCTATCTGTTGTTGGCGATGGTAAAGAAATTAAGATGGTTGTATCTGATCGTAAGAATGATACATCAAATGATTTCTCTATTGTTGTTGGTGAAACAGATAAAAAATATCAACTAAACTTCAAGGTAGAAAACATCAAGATTGTGCCTGGCACATATGAGGTTAAGATCTCTCGTAAACTTTTGTCACAGTTTAAGTCATCTGAGTATGACCTGACCTACTATATAGCTTTAGAACCTGATATCACATGGGAGGGATAAATGTTCTTCGCCTCACACCCATCTGTCTACACATTGCCAGGCACATGGGAAGCACAACCATATGTTGAGTTTGACCCAACATATCTTTTATTATCTGCAACAGTTGTATTTGCAACAGCAGCAGTAGTATCATTTCTAGCAATCAAACAAAAAAGAAAAAGAGCCTAAAACTTTGACTGACTTTATTATTACTCTAATTCCACACGCAGAATTGCAGGGTGGTGCTGCATTTATCGTATTCATTGGTTTTGCAACTTTAGTTGGCATGGTATATGGAATATACATGACCTTTGGATCTGGTGGAAAAGATCTCAGGGATGAGATCAGAGAACATGCAAGGATGCACGAATTAGGTATTGCTCATGGACATGAAGGCCGTCATCCAGTGATGACACAAAAAGCACAGGAGCAAGATTATCCTCAGCATCACCATGATTGAATCCATTACTACATTATGTTACCCTTATGAAAGAGTTCGACTATGGCCTCAATTACAAGAAGCTTGACTTTTCACTTGAAGAGAACCGCCAATTTTATCGTATTGGAAGGGGAGAACAAGGAGTTCTACTGGTTCGCCCTTATACTAACGATATATGTGCTCATTGGAGATTCAAAACTCCTGATGAAGCCGTAAAATCATCTAACAAAATCTTTTCCATGTACCTAGATTATAGGGATGGGAAGGATTTTATTGGCATGGATATGTGCCGTAAATTCTTAGAGATGGGATTTACTAGATCAAGAAGATATGCTAATCACAACTCAGGTAGAAAATATAAGAAAGGAACAAGAGAAGTTCTTCCTCAAGAAGAAGATCATATGACTAGCAAGTATGCAGAGTCAGCGAGAATATTTAAAAACGTAAGAGACATTGTTGCAAAAAATGATACTTATGTTAAAATGAGGAAGAACTGGAGAGCATCCGAATGAACAACACAGATTTTTCTCGCATCGCTGAATCTTTAGAGAGAATAGCAAATGCGCTTGAACACTTCAATATAGAACATGCTCACATAGATGAGATAGATCGCAACCATGTTGAAGGTGATGTAAACACTCACGCTAAAACTTGGTAATGAATATCTTTGTAACAGATCCATCACCCTATGTTTCTGCTCAGGTCTTACCTGACAAACATATTGTCAAGATGCCATTAGAAACATGTCAAATGCTTTCTATTGTGTGTTCTGAGAAATGGGGTCATGGATATGGTGAGATACATCGTATCAATGGTGAACCATACAAGACAGATAAAGGTGCATTTCGTAACCACCCTTGTACTATCTGGGCAAATCAATCACTCATCAATACATGGTGGTTAGTTGCTCATGGTATTGGGTTGTGTCAGGAATACACCCACAGATATGGTAAGGTTCATAGTTGCCAAAAAACTATAGAAGAAGCAAAAAGTATCATACCTTTTGGTTATCAAAATACACCAGAATCATTTACCTTTGCAGGTCCTGATGAGTTCAAGTATGATACAAGTATCGATATCTTTACTCGATATAAAAGATACATTGCATCTAAACCTTGGGCTTCAACGAATTATCTTCGTGACCCATCTAGAAAACCACACTGGTTATGACTCATACCCAAACAAGTAACTTGCCATATGACAGGCATTGTTATAGAATGGTGTATAAAGATTGGTCAGTTAATCTAGAAACATATGATGAGGTTCAGAAGTTATGGTCTACTGAACTATCTCATAATCTAGACCCGATGCCTGTGGTTGAAGTTATTGACAAACCAAAGACTAAGAAAAAGTCAAAAGGATTTTAATTATGAAAACAAAAGAAGAACTTGCGATAGAGTATTGCGAATACACTGTCAGTAAGATGGATGATGAAACTATAAGGAGGATTGCTGTTATCAATCTCCTTGCTAACATAGATCAACAAACCGAGTTGGCAACTTGGGAAGATTATGTAGCACAGATGAAAGGTTTACATAAGGCCGAAGATCTGTTAGAGTTAATAAAACCATCCATGATACTGAGGACAAAGAATGAGGGATGAATTTATTTGGGTAGAGAAGTATCGTCCTAAAAAGATTAAAGATTGTATTCTTCCAGAAGGAATCAAAAAGACATTTAGTGAATTTTTACAACAAGGATTTATTCCTAATCTTTTGTTGTCAGGTCCGCCTGGTATTGGAAAGACTACAGTTGCAAAAGCATTATGTGAAGAACTAGGATGTGATTACTATGTAATCAATGGATCGGATGAAGGTAGATTTTTAGACACAGTAAGGAATCAAGCCAAGAACTTTGCTTCTACTGTTTCTCTCATGGATACTGACTCAAAACATAAGGTTATTATTATTGATGAGGCAGATAATACAACTCATGATGTACAACTTTTACTGAGAGCAAATATAGAAGCGTTCTATAAGAATTGTAGATTTATATTTACATGTAATTACAAGAATAGAATCATAGAACCTCTACACTCTAGGTGTTCTGTGATAGAATTTTCTGTTATATCAGAATACAAAGATGAGATCATGGCTGCTTTCTTCGAGAGAGTTTTAAATATATTAGATGGTGAGAAGGTAACATATGATAAGAAAGTAATTGCACAACTTATTAAGAAACATTTTCCCGATTGGAGAAGAGTTCTTAATGAGTTGCAACGACATGCTGTTGGCGGTAATATCGATTCATCTATACTTGTTAATTTCTCACAGGTAAACATTGATGATCTTCTTAAGTTTTTAAAACAAAAGAACTTTGAAAATGTTCGTAAATGGACTGTCAATAATTTAGATCAAGATGCACAAGTTTTGATACGTCGTATATACGATTCTCTTTATGATTCCCTAGATGGTCAATCTAGGGCTCAAGCAGTTTTGATTGCTGCTAAGTATCAATATCAATCAACGCATGTTGCAGACCAAGAAATAAATCTCTTGGCATTTTTAACTGAAATTATGGTGGAGTGTGAATTCAAATGAGCAAAACAACTAAACTAAGAGCACAAGTAAAGAGTAGATTTTATTATCTATTCTGGGGTGTGGCAACTTTATCTGTAGTTGCTGGACAAGTATATGTTGCAAATGGTTTTCGTAGAATGGCGGAATCAAATGATGCAATATCTGCTGACATCAATCTCCTAGTCGAATCAGTGATGTTTGCAGTTCCTCAACAGCAGGAATTTTATTATGAACAAGATCCAATGGTCATACAATGATTCTAAGTCCTGATAAAGCATCTATATTTGCAGATGAGTTCATAGATTATTTCTCAAATACAGGTAGAATTGATGAATATCTCGTTAAGGTAAAGTTAGATAGATTATCTAAACTACCCTCTGCATTGCCTGGAATGGGGCCTGAGGAGGATTTGTTTACTAAGTTTGATATGCACCCTAGCGACATGAAGATTAAAGTCAAACCTATACAGGGTAAGGCTTTAAACGATATGTATAGTAGTAGGTTGCAGATAACTATGTCACATGTATTTGAAGATTCTATTCCAGGCAAATCTATGAAGTGGATGGTCTTTGAAGAGAATACAGATAAGATCATTGGATTCATAAGGTTCGGTTCTCCCACCATAAATTCCAAACCTAGAAATGATTGGTTGGGAACCGTACCTGATTTGGGTCGGTTTAATCGCCATGCAATCATGGGATTTATTATTGTTCCTACTCAACCGTTCGGTTTCAACTACCTCGGTGGTAAACTTTTGGCTATGTTGTGCTGTTCTCATGAGGCCAGAGAACAGTTAAACGCAAAGTATGATGCAAATATCTGTCTATTTGAAACCACATCTTTATATGGTTCTACTAAATCATCATCACAGTATGATGGACTCAAGCCATACATGAGATATAAAGGACTAACTGATAGTGACTTTACTCCTTTATTGCATGACGAAGTATTTCAGAGACTTAATACTGAGTTCACTAGATTAAACAATGACAAATGTATAGTCAAGGAAGACGCTTCTAGTAGAAAGTTAAAGATACAATCCAAGATGATTTCATTGATAAAGAAACACTTGGAAGATGCAGATAAACTCACTGAGTTTAACAATGCTATCGTATCTGCAAAGAATCTTACACAACAAAAAAGATTCTACATGTCAACATATGGTTTTAAAAACTCTAGGGAAGTTATTCTTGGAGAGC